GTAGAGCGACGTCACGCAGAACTTCGCGGCCGTGTCGTTGTTCACGGTCGCGCTGAGCCCACACAGCGCATCGGCGTCCGCCCACTGGAGGAGCGACACGCCGCCCGTCGAGAGGTTCGCCGCGCTGGTGCTCGTCGTCGTGTTCGGTCCGGCCGTGCCCCGCGTGACCGCCTTCCGCCGCCGGTTGAACCAGGAGATCACGGCGGCGGACGTGGCCGAGTCGACGAACTGGGAGGAGGCATTCGTCCAGATCATGCCGACGAGGGTCCGGGTGCGGTCGCCGGACTTGCACATCACGCCATCGCTCAGCGCGCGCCCCGTGGTGCTCAGCTCCAGCGCGACCGAGGAGCCCGAGGCGGTCGCGTAGACGTAGTAGCCCGTGTTGGCGCTGAGCCCGCCATTGCCGACGGCCACGCCCGCGTCCGGCACCTGGCGCCACACCCAGAGGTTTTGCCCGGTGATCCAGATCGGCACGAGCCCGCCCTGCAATTGGATCGATGTGGCGCTCGCGTATTCCAGGCGCGCGTAGGGCTGCACGCGGTCCCCGGTGGAGCGGAACACCTCTTCCCACACCGTCGAGGAGAGCTTGAGGAGTACCCAGGCGTCCGTTGACCGGAGCACGATGTCCGCCTGGCCCACGAGATCGAGCTGCCCCGTCCCGCCCGCGGCGTACTTGCACGTGACGACGCGCGCGTTGTTGGCGCAGCGAATGAGCAGGAGCGAGCCGTCCGGCAGGTTCGTGGTCGCGATGTTCGTCAAATCGTCCGCCGGCGCCGCCGCCTCGGTGTCGACGGTGTGGACGGTGCGCGTCGGCGTGATTGAGCCCGCCGCGATCGTCAGCGTCGCCTCCGCGTTGCCGCCCGGGAGCTGCTTGGTGGCGGCAAGATTGTCCTCGAACGCCACCTTCATCTCACCCTCGGTGCGAGCGGCGTTGCTCAGGTATGAGGCCGAGCTAAAATTTGACATCCCTCTCCCCCTAGACCCCTAGCCGATTCAGATCGAAGTCGATGTGCTCCTCGAATGCGAGCCGCGCGCTCAGCGTGCCGTGAAGCCTGGTGACGCGAGGATGCGGAGCGCCCCCCTCGACGCCGATGATTGCGTCGCGGACGAGGGTATACACCTCCAGCCTCGTCCATTCGTCGAGCGGTCGGCGGACCGAGACCTCAACCGGGATGAAATCGAAGGCCTGCTGACCGCCTTCTCCGAGGGTCAGGCCAAACACCCAGGCCACGACCTCGCCGCTGTCGCGCGCCGTGACGGGGTGAATCTTGGAGGCGTGCGCCGTGCGAGCCATCACCCTCAGTACCCGATGATTTCCACATCCGCGGTCGCCGTCACGCCCGAGCCCGCCGCGTTGAAGGCACTCAGCAGTGGCCCGTCGGTCAGGGGCGGCCCGCCCGTGCCCTTGTCGTCGATGCGCACGCGGACCGCCGAGCCGCCGTCGGCCTGCAGGGTGGCGTTGACGATCTTGACGGCGCGATAGGTGCGCGTGATGGGCAGGCGCGAGCCGCTCGACCCGATCGCGAAGTCCTCGAAGTGCTCGCGGATGTCGGGGACGTCGATCGTGACGGCCAGGTCGCCGATGATGCCGCGGACGGGCCCGGCCGCCGTCGTGATGCGGAACTCCACCACCTGGCGCGTGAGGAGATCCAGCGAGCCGGGCCAGGGGATCCACCCCAGCGCGCCGGGCGTCCAGAAGAGCGCGGCGTCATCGTCCCAGAAGTCGGCCCCGTCGCTGCTCCAGAAGAGCGCCATCCCGCCGGGGCGATAGTCCACGGCGTGCGCGCCCGTCACGTCGCCGTCAATCACCAGCGTCGACGGCACCTGGTCCGCATCGGGGAGCGCCGAGAAGAGGTACTGCATCGCGAGGTAGGACGCGCCGTCCCAGAAGAGCGCGCCGTCGTCCCCGCTCCAGAACAGCGCGGGATCGCCCTCGGACCAGAAGAGCACCGTCGGCGTGGCCGCGGCCTTGAGCGAGCCACCGTCGAGGGCGCCATTCACGACGGTGCCCGGGTAGCTGTCGGCCTGGTAGTCGCGCACCTCCAGGATGTTCGGGACCAAGCGATCGCCGAACACGATACCGCTCGGGAGATTGACGGTCACGACGGCCGCGCCCTGGCTCTCCAGCCCGCTCGTGTTGACCGCCTTGAGCAGATAGGTGACGTCGGTGTCGTAGTGGTCGATCGCGTAGCTCTCCACCGTGGAGGACAGCCGGCCGTCGTGGAGCGGCTGCGCATCCTCCCAGATCGTGCGCGTGGAGATGTGGCGGCGGAGCCGGAATCCCGCGAAGTCGACGGGCGGGTCGGGATACGCCCACCGGATGACCCGTCCGTCCACCATGAACACGGGCACGTCCGGAGGGCGCGTCGTCCGTCCCGTCGGCGTGATGTCGCGCCACTCCACCCACGCAGACGCTTGGCGCCCGGCAATCGACCGGATGCGGATGTCGTAGGTCTGTCCGGCCTGGAGGTCCAACTCCGGGAACTCGACGTAGGAGTAGATCGCCGGCGTGCCGCCGAGGAGCACCCACGGGCCCGGCGCCTCGCGGGAGAACGGCGGGCCGACGATGCGGTACTGGCGCTCCAGCACGACGAACTCCGGCGCCTGGTCCGGGGCGCCGGGCTGCGGGATGTAGCGCACGGACGCCACGAGGCGGAGACGTGGCTCCCCGGCCGGGCCAAATCGCATCACGGTTTCGTCGGCCTGCACGGCGTCGATGATCGGCGGCGCCGGCGGGCCCGGGCGACGCCAGGGCAGGCGCCGGCCGCGCGTGATGGTCGGCATGTAGGGCGGCAGCGGCTCGCTCGTGTCGTAGGCGTAGATCGCCTCGTGATAGGGCACGAGCGTCAGGCGCGCCGTGAGATCCTCGCCGGGCTCAATGGACTTGACGAGCGCGTCCATTGTCTCCGCGCCCGTCTCGCCCCACGCGAAGAGCCCCCCGGCCTCGCCGACCGTCCGCGGCGTCGTGAACGTGACCGTGGTGGTGGTGGTACCCGTCGAGACGATGGGCCAGACCACTTGCTGCGGCGTGCCCGTCCCGCGCAGGACGACCGAGTAGCTCTTCGTCGTTTCCGTCGAGAGCTCTTCGTCCGACACGAAGCCGATCACCTGCGGGCCGCCGCCGGAGAGGATCCAGGACTTCACGCGGCCCCATCCGAGCCCGACGCTCAGGACGTCGTGCGCCAGGCGCACGCGGTCGCCGCGCGTACAGACCAGGTTCTCGACGTCGGCCGACAGCTCCCAGACCTCGGGGCGGAGCGCCACCACGCGCTCGTGGTATCGCGCGAGCGCCCACGCATGGCCCCACCACGTCACCCCGCGGAATTCGAGGCTCTCGAAGAGCGTGGCGTTCGCGGACCCGTAGCCCTCCGCGTACACGACCTGCTCGTCAATCTCCCAGGTCGGCGGCGCCGTCGTACTGGTCAGCGCGTTGGGATCGCCATCGACGAAGCGGACCCGGTAGCCATGCGGCCGATCCGGGAACGCCTTGCGTCCACGGAAGCCCCAGGAATTGCGCGGGGTGAAGAGCTGCACGGGCGCGGCCTGCGCGACGTCGCGGACAATGCTGTGACGCCCCTGGCTATCGAGCGTCGGCGTCGCGAGGCCGACGGCCGCCACATCGGCGAGGAGCTGGCCCACCGTCGTCTCGTAGTCGATGACGGCAGAGAAGCCGTAGCCCTTCTGGTCGCAGAACTCCGACCAGTCTTGCAGCGCCTCCAGATTGATCCGGGCATCCGCGACCGGTCGGCGCGTGGCCCGCCCCTGGAGGATGTCGCGGTAGATCGCCGCGGGATTGTTCGTCGTCGTCTCCACCCACGCGGCCCCGGTCCACGCGGGGAGGATGGAGACCACTTCCACGTTGAAGGTGTCCACGATGCCCTGCAGTTGCTCGTTCGCCTTGATCCGCAGCGCGAAGAGCGCTTCGCCGGGCAGATTGATGATGGGGGTCCACTTCCGCGAGGTCATCCCCGTCCAGAAGACCTCATCGAGCACCGCATCCTCGGTGCTCTCCGGGGCCTGGCGGTAGACCGTCACCTCGTACGTGCCCTCGGCGACCTCGGCGACGAGCGTCCCGCGGATGGCATCGCGCGTCGGACCGAGATGCCACACGTCGGTGATCTGTATCCATGTGGGCGTGCCCTGCAGGCGGATCGCCAGGATGACGTTCACGCCCGCCTCGTACGGCCCCAGGTCGCCGGTCTGTCGATCGAAGCGGCCGACGCCGCGCGGGAAGAGGTAATCGACGACAATGCGGCGCGTCCCGACCTGCGTGGTGCGGATGTGCGCGCCCTGCGTCGAGGACAGCGGCAGCGACAACGGCTCCATGTGCGCATCGCCGAGGTACAGCGTGAGCGCGGGATCGCTCAGGCTGCCCTCGCGAAACTCGGTCTCGACACCCTGGAAGTTCTCCAGCGGCTCATCGCCGATGCGCGGACGGAGGTACGCGACCCGGCCGATCCCCAACGAGAACACGAGGGTCAGATACTGATCCGTCCCAATGGTCTCGACGATGGGCTCGGCCGCGTAGGGCGGCGTCATCCGATGGAGGCCGTACACCTTGGGCACCTTGCGCCCGATCGCCATCGTGTTCCGCGCGCCCTGCAGGGAGTAGGTCGGGCTCGACGTGGTGCCCGCGGGGTCGCGGAGGGCATCCATGCGGGGCGTCTGGATCGGGATCAAGGCGTTGACCAGGAGGCCTCCGGCGCCGGCCACCGCGGCGCCCGCCACGCCCCCGACGACCGCGCCGAGGAGGGGGCTACCGCCGGCGGCCACGATGGCGCCCCCGACGCCGTAGCTGACCGCCGCGGCCACGATGGCCACCACGATCAGCCCGACGATGCGGCCGACCTGCTTGCCGCTCTGCCCCCCGCCCAGCGGGACGACGCGGATCGTCACCCGGTGGCCGGGCTTCGGGCGCACATGGGGCCACCAGGCGCGCGGCACCTCGCGATCGTCGACCCACGCCCGGGCGTAGCGGTCCGGCGGGATGCCGCACTCGAGGAGGATCTCGGCCAGCGTGAGCCCGGCGGGGATCTCCCGGATCACCCGGTCCCGCACGGTGAAGAGATGCGGGCAGGCGACGACGGAGAGGGGGCCAGAAGCCTCGCGGCGGGCCAGGGCGGGCTCAGGCGGGGCGATCAGCGAGGCGGACATGCCGGTACACCCCCAGGACCCGCCGGGCCCACTGGGGGGAATCGAGGCGCTCCAGGACCGTCTCCCGGCCCTCCATGACGTGAAGGAACCACGGGGGCGCGACCAGCACGCCGACGTGCAGGGGGCGGCCCGCCACCCGGAGCAGGGCCACATCCCCTGGCCGCGGCGCCGACGGGACAGCCTGCCAGGCCTCGGGGATCTCCCCGGTGATCAGGGTGGCTACCTCGTCCCGGTCGAGGGGCGATCGGTAGTCGCCGACGTAGGAGGGCACATCCACTCCGTAGCGCTCGGCCAGGAGCAGGCGGGCCAGGCCCCAGCAGTCGACGCCAGCGCGGGAGCGCCCCCGCTCGGCGAAGGGAATCCCGACGTACTCCGCGGCCCATGCGGGCGGCACCGCGGTGCTCATGCGGCCGCGACCAGGCCGGGATGATTGCTGGCCGAGAAGGCATGCTGCGGGAAGCTATCGCCGAGGATGTCGTCGCTGGCCAGGGCACCAGACACCTCCAGCGCGTCGTACTCGGTATCGCGCAAGGTCATGACGAAGGGGCCGGCCTCGATCGTGTCGGGCGTGGCGGCGAGCACCACGGTGAGCGTCACGGTCGGCGGGCCGGTCAGGAGCCGGATCCCCTCGACGATCGCGCGGTCGACGTTGTCGATCCGCAGGCGCACCTGCTGGGGCGCACCGTCGTCCTGTTCGGCCGGGAGGGCGATGCCGAACGCGCAGGCGAGATAGGTGTGGCCGCCGTGCGTGACGTTCTGCAAGTTGTTGACGACGCGGATCGGGTCGAGCAGGTCGGTCACGCGATCGATCTCAAGAAGGGTGAGGAAGACCGCATCGCCGCCCTCCTGGTTGAAGGCCGACGTGATCGCCGCGGTGGAGAGCGCCCGCGGCATCTAGGGGAGGATCTCCAGGGTCAGGGTCGCCGTCCAGCAGTCATCCGACCAAGGCTTGTAGGTCGGCGGCTCGCCGGCGAAGCGGAGCGATGCGGCGGCGAGAGTGCGCGGATGCTGCCAGGTGAAGGCATCAACGCCGCCGTTGAGCGCGTTCAGGTAGAAGTCATCGAGGACCGCCACCTGCGCCTTCGTCAGGACGAGGCTCATCGAAAACACGCGCACGCCGGCCGTGTAGCGGCGGCGCTGCTTCGGCGGGCCCGCGTCCATGCGCGTCCGCAGCACCGTGTTGGGCGCCGTCTCGGAGAAGCCGTCATAGAGCGGCTCTTGTGGGAGCGTCCCCGGCCAGGCTTCTGGCATCAGCGCACCCCCCGGCGACTCACGCCGTAGCTCGACTGGAGGGCCCGATCGTAGGCGCCACTCGCGAGGCCACCGCGCACCACGTCCGTGATGAGCACCTCGATCTCGCGGCGGCCGTTCGCCATCGACTCGCGTACCCGTGGCTCGGGTGCCCCGCCGCCCCGCTGGTCGACGATCGTGACGTAGGTGTCCCCGCCACCGCGGTACTGATCGAGCGGCACGATCGCCTCGGGGCCCGCCTCGCCGACGATCCCAAGGGTGGGCCGGGTCACGATCCCGCCCGCCGCGTAGGCCGGGAGCCCGACTGTGCCGAGCCCGGCGCCGAAGTCCCCGGCGACGGCCCCGCCCGCCCCGACCCCGGCTGCCCCGCCGCCGAAGTACCCGCTGATGGACGAGATGCCCGCCTTGGTGAGTTGCGCGAGGAACGAGGCCAGCGCGTCCTCGGCGGGCTTGAGCGCCTTGGCGAGGACGGTGTCGAGGAGCGTGCTCGCGATGCGGTCGCCGAGCCGCAGCAGGGCCTCCCCGGCGCCCTCGGTCGTGGTCACCAGGTCCGCCACGCCGTGTCGCACCGACGAGAAGAGGTGCCCCCACTCGCGGCCCTCGCGGTCGATCGCGGCGGTGCGCTCGTCCTGAATGCGCACGATGGCCAGTTGCTCGGCCTCCGTCTCCGCGATGCGCGCTTCGGCGACGGCCACCCAGCCGGCGATGTACTCGTCCTGGATGCGCTTCTCCTCGTCGCGGGCCCGGTTGTTCATCGCCAGTTCGGCCGCCAGGATGCGCTCGCGCTCCGCGATGACCGCGTCGGCGTGGAGCACCCAACCGGCCACGCTCTCGGCCCTGAGCCGCTCTTCGTCCTGGCGCGCGGCATCGTTGCGCTGGATCTCGGCCTGCTGAATGCGCTGCGTCTCGGCGATGACCTCGTCGGCCATCGCCACGGCGGACCGCTGCCCGGCCTCGCTCAGCGCCTGGTCCTGCCTGAGCCGCTCGGCCGCATCCTGCTCGGCCTTCCTCTTCGCCTTCTCGCGCTCCTGCTCCGCGCGCTCGTCCGCGATGCGTTGCTGGTCGGCGATGTACTTCTTGGCGTCGACCATCCCTTGCGCCTCGGCGCGCGCAAAATCTTGGGCGCGCTGCAGATCGTCGCGCGCCCGCTTGGCAGCGGCATCGCGATTCAGCGCCTCGTCGATGTCCGCGCCCTTGCCCGCGCGGATCTTCTCCAGCTCCTGCACGATCTCCTTCCCGAAGAGCCTGGCCGGCGTGCGCTCGATGATGCCCTGGAGTTTGGCGACCTCATCGCCGAGGCCCCGCACGCCCTCGGCCGCCTTCTTGGCTTGGGCCTCCACCGCAGCCAGGTCTCCTGACTGCATCGCCGCGTTGAAGTCTTCCTTTGCTTTGATGTTCGCCAGCCAGGAGGAGAGCAGCTCGCCCGCGAGGATGCCGGCGACGCCGGTCGCGGCGAGCGCCAGGCCGCCAAACCCTCGCTGGACGGAGAGTGCCATCGTGGTCGTCTGCGTCATCTGCGCGATCGTCGCGCCGAAGGCTGGCGCCAGCTCGTTCGCCAGCGGCACGGCCAGGGCCCGGACGGATCGCGTGGTCGCGCGGACACCCTGCTCCACGTCGCGAAGGCTGACCACGGCCGATTGCGACGACTGCTCGAATCCCTGGAACGCGGGGCGGCCGAACTCGTCGAGCACCTGCTTCATCCGCCGGGCGCCCTGCTCGGTCATGGAGACGGCGGTGTCCAGGTCGCGCTTGAGCCCGACCGTCGTCAGGCCCGTCTCCAGCATCAGCGCGCCGATGGTGGGCATCCGTCTATACCGACAGGTGGCGTGCCGCCGCGTCGATCGCCGCGCGGAATTCGCGATCCATCGTCGTGCGCACCGGCGTCGAGTCCTCATCGAGCGTCGGGCGGACGAAGGGATGCGCGGCCCGGTAGCGCGTCCCGAACTCGAGGAACGTGCCGTAGAACGAGCGGCGCGAGGGGCCCACGCGCGCCACGATGGCCCCGCGGATCACGTGCAGCTCCACCAGGATGTCACTCGCGAGCTGGCCCGTCTCGCGGGGCGCGCGGGCGCTCATGCCGCGCTGGAAGATCGCAGCGCCGGCCTCGACGGCGCGGACCGCCGCGCGCAGCTCCACCTGATCCTTGAGGGTGGCCACGTTGCGCTTGAACTGCGCGAGCCCCCGGACCTCAGCCACCCGGGCGCCTCCGCAGGGGGCGCCGCTGGAGCGTGGCGAGGCCGGCGCGGGCCTGGCGGTCCAGATCAGCCCGCAGCCGGTCCTCCCGGTCGAGGGCGTCGTGGGCCATCCACTCCGATAGCTCCCGGCTGCTCATGCGGTGGAGCAACTCGGCGACCGTCATGCCGCCGAGCCGCTCGGCGAGTCGGAAGGCGTATCGCCGGAGCGGCCGGGCCCGGAGTTTCCCGCGAGCTCCTCAACGTCGGCGGGCTGCAGGCCGGAGAGGCGGCGGGCGATCCCGAAGAGGCGGTCGAGCGGCACGGCGCTCTTGCGCCCCAGCGCGGCGATGTCCTCCGCGGTGAAGAGGCGATCGCCGGCCTCATCGACGAGGCACTTGGCGACCAGGCGGGCCCGCATGCCGCGCTTGTTGACCTCGACGTTCTTCCCGCGGACCTCGTACGTCTCGGCCTCGAACTGATCGCGCTCGTCGGCCATGAGCCCCCGGACGAGCACATCGCCGCCCCATTCTGGGACCGCGACGCGCTCGGTCGGGAGATCCGGGGCCGCGAGAATCTCGTCTCGGGTGAGTGGTCGACCCATAGGATGGGGGCCCCCTGCCCCGGCTACGGCGTGGTGTCTCGGACCAGCGCCACTCCGTCCGACATGACGAACGTGACGCCGCTGGCCTTCCCGGGCTCGCCGACGGTCTCCCCGCCGAGGATCGGGTACTCGGCCATCATCCCGTTGCCCTGGTACTCGGGATTGGTGGCGGAGATCGCCGCGCCGTTGACGGAGCGGATGCGCAGCGCCGTCTGGACGCCCACGAGCGGAAAGAGCGTGGCGTCGACCTTCGCCGCATCGAAGTTCTGGAAGAAGGTGATGCGCGCGGACCAGTCGTAGAGCCCGGCCTTGCGGACGATGCCCGCCTTGCCCATCGTCGTGAACTCCTTGAGGGCGCGCGCGTGGGTGATCTCGACGGATTCCACCTGGTCGGAGAGGTCGACCCCGTTGATGCTGATGAAGGCGTCGCTGAGGACAAATGAACCCATCGCTCATCCCCCCTTGCGCTACTCGATTCCCATTGCGACGACAAACGTGGCGTCGCCGCCGGCCACCGTCCACGAAGCCCGCCACCAGGTGTCCGTGATCGGCCCGGCGACCGGCGTGCCCCACTGCGAGCCGACGGCACTGGCCTGCGTAAACACGATCCGCGCCGTCGGGCTCCCGAACGCCTCCGCGTCGTCGCTGGCGACGAGCACGTCCAGCGTGCCCGCGACGGCGAGGACGTGGAGCGCCGCGTAGAGGCGCTTCCCGCTCGCGACCGCGCCGAGGTTGAGCGGCGTGCTGGCCGCGGCGCCGCTGCTCTGCGTGCCGTTGTGCAGGAGCGTCCCCCGCACGAGCGGATCGCCGGCCGAGGATTGCGCGGTCGCGCGCGCGGCGTGCATGTCGCCGATCGCGCCGCCGAAGGTGTACTCGCCCTCGACGGCGCGGAACAGAAAGGCGCGCGCGCCGGTGGCGCCGGCCTCGATGCTATCGGCCGCGCCGGGCGAGACGGTGATCGGGATATCCGCGAGCCCGAGATGGCCGTAGAAGAGCGGGTCCGTCAGCTCGCCCGTCCAGTAGCCCGTGAGGCTCAGATCCACACTGGCGAGCCCGCCGCGGCGGACCATGCCGACGTCGCAGAGGGTCGGCGCCTCGACCAGGCGGCGCGACTTGACCATCGCGACGGCGTTCAGGTCGCACGAGACGTTGAAGCCGCCCATCCAGACTTTGGCGTTGCGAATCACGTCGCTCGGCATCTCAGCTCTCCCGGTGCGGGATCAGCACGTCCAGGGATGCGCCGTAGGCCCCGGCCTCGCCGCGCCCCGCCTCCTGCTGCTCTTCGTCCACGAGGTCGCGCTCGTCGGCGAGAAACGAATCGAGGATCGTCACGTTCGCGGCCGTCCCGCGCCAGCGCTGGAGGGCCGCGCGCACCTGCTCCTTGACGGCCTTCGCGGCGGCCGGGGTGGATGCCCAGGCGGTGAGCTGCATGCGGGGACGGGCGAGTCCGGTGTCGACGCCCATCGCGGACCATCGGATGGTCGAGATTCTCTGGTAGACGACGTAGGGCAAGGGCGCCGTCTGCGGAGCCCGCAGCGGATAGATGCGCGCGCCCACGAGTGCGGTGAGGCTGGCGTAGCCCGACAGGCGCGCGTAAAGCGCCTCCTCGAGTTGCCCGACCGGAGCGGGCTCCTCGGGGATGATCTCCGCGATGAACACGTCGACGACATCCCGCGGGCCCCACGTGGACGTCCACATGACGAGCGTGCCGTCTCGGTTGGGCGCCGCTCGGGGTCCGGCGACGGTGGCCGAGCTGGCCGCGCCGCTGCCCGTGGGATTGATCCACGAGTAGGTCTTGCACGCGCGGGTAAACGAGTCGACGACAGCGGGGTTCCCGATGTGGGCCAGCCAGATTTCCTGCTGCCCCCACCGCCAGTCAAACACGTCGAGCCATTGGTTGTTCGCGCCGCTCGTCAAGTCCGCGTCGTCCTGCGTCCGCACCCACAGCGTGCCGTTGCCGCTGTTGCCGGCGGGGTCGTAGGCCCACTGGCCGGCGCCGACGATCGCGCCGGACGTCGTGCCCATGTAGGTCAGGCGCGTGCCCTTGTATCGGGCTTCGCCGAGATTCGCGGGCGTGGCATGGATCGCGCGCGCGTCGCGGGCGAGGAAGCCGCCGGAGTAGACGTACACGGCGCCGGTGACGTTCGCCCAGCCGGCGGGCCACGCGCCGTAGCTCACGTAGGTGGAGAGGAGCGCTGTGTCCTCCGCGGCGCAGCCCACGTGGGCCGTGGTGGCGTACATGTACTTCGAGTCCTTCTTGGGCGGATCGAAGGCCACCGCGGGCGCCGCGGCAATGTCGGCCAGGTCGTAGGCGAGGGTCTGGCCCGTCTGGCCCGACAACGCGCGGCCATCGTAAGTCTCATCCTCGTGGCCGAGGTTGTCCGAGTCCGACTCGATGGTCCCGGCGACGATGTCCCACACGGCGGACTTCGCGGGCGAGAAGATCGAGATGAATACGCGCGGGGTGGCAAGCCCAGTGCCGCGCTCGAAGCCCATGCGGTGCACGCCGCCGGTGTCGACGCCGGCGAACTCGGCCTTGCTCGCGCGGCGGACGTAGACGGTGTCCGTGACGCGGTTGTACGCCACGAGGGTATGCGCGATGTCCCCGCCCGCGCCCGCGGGCTCGCTGATCGCCGTGGCCACCCACACGCCATCGGTCGACGCGGCGAAGTGGAGTCCGTAGCCGGCGGGATAGACGTAGAACGTGTCCCCGCTCGCGGGCGTGGCGGCCATTGCGCCGGTGGTGACGATCGTGCGCGTGCCCGCATCGTAGGACGAGATCGTGTACCGCTGGCCGCGCAAGGCCACCGTCGTCGTGTCCGTCGCGAAGCGGATCTTCTGGCCGGTGAACCAATGGGTGGCGAAGTCGGTGATCGGCGACGTCGGGGCGCCCGCATTGTGGACGAAGGTGGTGTTGTTCGATCCCGAGGTCACCACGCCATCGAGTCGGAGATTCGACGAGAAATCCTTGAGGAGCACAGCGGAGCCGACGCCAGAATAGGTGTCCGCGTCGAGATAGACGAATTGGCGGTAGCCGTCCGCCTCGGGATCGGACCCGATGCCGTGCCAGGCCCCGTAGAGGCGCGTCTCGTGGTCGCCGCTCCAGTCCCAGAGGAGCGGGTCCTGATAGACGGCCGCGCCGAGATTGCTCATCTGCGCTCCGAGCGAGAACGCCGCCGGGTCGACTGCGCGCACGAGCCAGCCGGTGCCCTCAGTCTTGAAGAGGACGCGCGTCGAGTTGCGAGAGAACGGCGAGCGGCTGGAGTAGGAGTGCATCGAGACGCCGCCCGATGCGTTCGCCGTCACCTGCATCACGCGACGCCCGAATTCGGGCTCGACGAACGTGCCACCCGCGGCGCCCGGGAGCGTGGGGGCGGGGTAGGTCTCCGGGATGAGATCGAGGCCGGTGACGGAGTAGGGCATCAGATCCGCCCTGCCGCCTCGACGGGCTTCGCCGGGATGCGGCCCACGACGTGGTTGGTGCGCGCGTGGTAGTAGGTCGTCGCCGTCTGGCCACGCGCGGTGTCGCGCTGGACCATGCGGGCGGGCTCGCCGCAGATCGGGCAGATCACGCCACGGCCTCCGTCGCCATCAGGTGCAGCTCGCGATGGCGGCCCTCGATGTCGAGCACCGCCTCGATGTCGAGGACTCGGTCGCCGGTCTTGACGCGCATCGAGGGCACGATGCCGGGCAGGTAGCGCAGCTCGATCCGGTGGCTCACGGTCGCGTCGCCCGCCTGGCCGGCAAAATACTCCCGGCCCGCGAGCGGCACGACGTTGGCCCAGCGGATGGCCGTGGTCTGCCACGCCTTGATCTCGCCGCCCATCGCGTCGCGCGTGACGGTGGCGCGCTGGATCTCGATCCGGTGGCGGAGACGCCCGGCCCTCATGTCTCCCCCCGGCCCACGATCCAGGTATCCGCGTCCGCCGTCGGGAAATAGTTGATCTTCCCGGCGCCGTCGGTGATCTTCCAGCGCGCGGTGTAGGGGCTGCGGGCGTAGACGACATCGTCCGCGTCGAGGTTCACGCGCACTTTGCCCCGCGTGCCCGCCGTGCCGTCGTCGAGGACCGTCACGTCGCCCGTGGTGGCCACCAGCTCGCCGCGGTTGTCGCGGAGGACGAGAGCGACGGTCATGCCCTGGATGGAGACGGCCAGGGGCGCGTCATTCTCCAGGAGCTGGAAGTCCTGGTTGCCCGTCTGGCCGGCCACGAGGTGGTAGGTCATTCCGCGAGCACCGTGGTGCGCCGCGGCGTGAGGGCGAGGACGGTCCGGGTCGGCGTGAGGATGCGCACGGTGCCGTGGCGGATGTCGCCGAGGGTGATCCCCGACCCGGCAAGGAGCGTCGCCGCGGAGCCAGTCAGGAGATACAGCCCGGGCACGGCGGCCAGGACGCGCGTGGCCACCAAGCCGGCTACCGCGCCGGTCGCCTGGTAGGCGCCGGGGTCGGCCGAGAGCGCCCGGCCGACGTAGAGCCCAGCCACCTCGCCCGTGGCCACATAGGTGCCGGGTAGGGCCTCCAGCCGTCGCGTCGCGGTGAGGCTCGCGGCCTGCCCCGTCATGGCGTACGCGCCGGGATCGGCGGGCAGGGAACGCACGGCCGTGAGGCCCGCAGCGAGCCCCGTGAGCGAGTAGCTGCCGGGGTCGGCGTTCAGCACGTAGTCGCCGGCCGTGGCGTGATCAAGTTCGGCGTCCTCGCCATCGAGGGTGAGGGTGCCCGGATCGGCTACCAGCAGGTGGGCCGCGAGCACCGTACTCGCCGCGCCGGTGATGGTGAGCGCGCCCGGATCCCCGGCGAGCACCCGGGTGGCCAGAAGCGACGCAGCGGCGCCGGTGATCGCCAGGGTGCCCGGATCGGCTACCAGGGATCGGGCGGCGATGGTGGCCATCGCCGCCCCGGTCACAGCGTAGGTCGCAGGATCGGCACTCACCAGGCGGGCCGCGAGGGGGGCCGCAGCGGCGCCGGTGATCGCGTAGCTGCCTGGGGCCGCGTCGAGGGTATAGGCCGTGGCCCCCGTCGTCCTGCGCTCTACGTGGACGGTCGACGGCCGCCCCACCATGCGCGGGTGGGCAATCGCGACCGTGCCCGTCGCGGTCAGGTCGAAGCGCCCCACGCGGTCGATCTCGGGCGACGTGCGTCCCAGGAGTGGCCAGTAGGCCACGAGGTTGCCGGCGCGGACGAAGAGCGGCGACACGCCCTGGGCGAGCGCTGCGATCTCGGCGGCCGTCAGGGCGACGTTCCAAATCGCGGCCTCGGCGACGGAGCCGTCCAGGTAGTCCTGCGTGGTGTTGTTCCGCCGCCCGATCGACGTCACCTCGGGCGCTGGCGTGGCCGAACCCGTCTGCTCGGTGCCCGCAGTGCCGTTCAGGTAGGCGAAGCGGGAGTTGGAGGCGGCGAACACCGCCGCCGCATGAAACCACGTGTTTGCTGGATAGCCGGACGCGCTGTCGGCGTTCGCGTTGTTCGTGCGCGCGGTGACCGGATCACCTCCGGTGGCGCCTCGCGCCTGGAGGTGGAATCCGTTGACGGCCGTGCCCGCGTCCCCGAGGGACATGAGGGTGTGCGTGTTCGTCGTGTCGAGCACGTACGCCCAGCAGGCGAGGGTGATGGGCGCGGCGGTCAGGGCGGCGGCGGCATGCTCCAGGTACTCGGAGGAGCCGCGCGTGAAGGAGCGCGCCACGGCGCTACGTCTCCTTCAGCTCAAGCGCGAATAGCTCAGCGTCCCCACTGGCGGTGTCGTTCGTGGTGTCGGAGGGCTTGCGCTCCACCTTGAGGCGGAAGGCCTCGCCGACGGCGACCGAATCCATCTGCGCCCCATTGGTGAAGGCAATGGAGACGATGTCGACGTGGCCCGACGTGCCGGGCACGGCCGCGACGTTCACGCTCTGCGCGGAGGCAAAGCCGTCGCTGTCGATGTCCTGCTGGCCGTCGCCGATCCGCTCGACGCTCACGTCCCATCGGACCTTGCCGGTCGTGGCCGAGGTCATGGCGTAGTGGACATAGGCCGTGATCCCGCCGCCTCCGTAGTGGCGCGGGAGGATGGACTTGAAGAAGGTCGCCTCGTCGGTGGCGTCGTCGAAGTCGAGGACCAGGTGGTTGTTGCGCGCGTCAAGCGTCGCGTAGTTGGACGCGGGGGCCTCGCTCATCTGCGGGGTGAAGACGCAGAGGGTATCGCCGCTGGCCACGGGTCAGGACACCTCGAAACGGCGCCGGACGACGGCCGAGAGGAGGCGCGCCTTCTGGCGATTCGTCAAGGCCGTCCGCGCGGGCTGCGGGAGGGCCGCGTTGACAGTCGCGGCGTTGCCGTCGAGCCAGGCGTCTAGCGCTTCGATCGCCGCGAGCAGATCCGGGCGCGTGGCGGCCATCGACTCCCCGCCGTTCACCTCGCGGGTGAAGGCTTGGCGCACGCGGGCGACGTCGGGCGCGGAGAGGGCAGCCATGCGCCTACTGCCCCATCTGTCCGCCCCGGAGCCCGACCGTCCCCGGCTCCGCGCGCATCGTGAAATGGCGACACCCGCACCGTCGGCAGCGCTCGACGAGGAGTTGTCCCGGCTGCGGCGCCGCCTGCTGATCCCAGGGCTCTCGGTTGCGCAGGTCCGCGCAGCAGGGCTTCATGACCCCGACCGTGATGGGCTTCGGGAGGTCGGCGATCATGAGAGGTCGAAGATTTTGTTCGAGCCGAAGTCGATCGTGAACGTCTCGCCGGTGAGCAGGGTGATCGACGAGCCGTAGTCCCACCAGGCGATCAAGGGGTCGGCGGGAGACGTCGGGGTGTCGTTGTAGATCGGCACGTACCGAAAGGGGCCGATCGATCCCCCGGATGCGGTGATCACGATATCGACGGCGTTCAGGGTCGCCGTGCCGCCCGTCTCCGAAATGGTGTTTTGCGTATCGTGGCCGCCCGAGGTGTAGCCGTTGCCGGCGCTGATCTCGGCGAGGTCCGCTTTGACCGCGTCGGCCGATGCGGACGGGGTCGCGTCGGACAGGTACGCCTTGATCGTGTCGGCGTGGAGGTCGTGGACCTTCTTGCAGAGATCCTCAGCGAATTGCTGGAACTTATTGTAGGCAGCCACGCACTGGCCCTCCTATCCCACGCCCGTCGTCAGGCGATGCGGCGCCACGAGCTGCGCCACGTGCCAGGGGAGCGGCGTCGTGATGTTGCCGATGTTCACGGGCTCCCGGTTCTCGTACCAGTGCGCGACGAGAGCCATGATCGCGGCCCGGAGCGGCGCCGGCACGTCGCCGGGATCATCGCCATACCCCGCGACGAAGCGGACGGTGACGGCGTTGAGGATCGTCCGCGTCGAGGGCCAGGTCGTGCCGTAGGCCGGGGCGATGCGGGCCGGCATGGACTTGGTGTCCACCTGGTAGGCCAGGGCCGAGAGCGTCTGGCTGGCACCCGCCGAGTCGATGTAGGTGATCGAAGCCACCGACTGCACCGGCCAGCGCGGAAGGGTAAAGCCGCACGCGGGGAAGGCGTCGAGGGAGTAGTCGAAGGTCTGGGTGATGAACGCGAGCCCGGTGTAGCCGTCCAGGTCGCCGAGATAGCCGCGGGCCGCCTCGATCAGGCCGAGGATGAGCGCGTCCTCGTCCCCCGTCTCGATCCGGGCCCAGGATTTCGCCTCGGCCAGGCCGACGGGGGACTTCGCGGGCGCGGTGACGAGGGTGAGGGCCACGGCGCCTCTTTACGCCGTTCCCTCTGCCGGACTCGCGTGGCGTTCGCCGACGACGTCAGCGGGGAAGGTCGGCGGCCTCTTGCGGCCGTCGTAGAGATAGGCCATGGCTGCGGCCGTGGCGGCCTGGGTTCCGCGCGAGAGCACCAGCCGCAGGTAGCGCTCATGCGGGCGTTTCACGTCGATGTAAAAGACGGTGTTGTCCTTGTCGTCGGCGATGGCCTGCGCCGTGCCCGCCAGGTCCGCCATCGTGCCGCCGGCAGCGTCGGTGTCCTGCTGCACCTTGACCGAGGTCACCGCGCCCGCCGTGATCGGCCCCGTCTGCACGACGAAGAGACAACCGCCGTATCCGGCCGTGTCGATGATGGCGCCGTCGACCGGCGTGGACCCGGAGGCGCCACTCGCGATCGTGAGGGCCTGCACTGGCTTGATCTGCTCAGAGAGCATCCCCTGATTCCTCCCGCTATCCCCGTCGACGGGCCGGCTGCAGCGCGGCGGCCTCCGGGGCGCTCGGCGCGCGCGCGTCGTCCCCGTCCTCCACGGCCACGGCCATTCCGTTGACGATGAATTGCATCGCCCGCTCGTCGGCGAGGTCGTACACCGTGCCCATCTCCAGGTCGCGCACCTCGACGTAGGAGCCGACGAATCGCGTCATTCGCACTTTCATGCGCGTGCCCTACGACGCCGCGTTGACGAAGACCTTGACCGGGTTGGTGCCCGCGTTCAGAAGGTCGCCGTCGTGGCGCGCGAAGGCGAGGAACGCCACCTGGTGGAACTCCGCATAGCGTTCGTCCAGGCGCAGGAGTTGGACGCCGAGGACATCCCGGATGAGGTACTTGGAGAGGTCGCCAAACACCACGCTCTTCGCGCCGGCCGCCATCGCGGCCACGTCCTGATTGACCACGATCGGGTAGCCGAGCAGGGTATCCGGGGCGCCGCCCGCGATCCCGGCCGCCCAGAGCGGGCGGCCCGTGGAGTCCACGATCTGCTTGGTCTTCTTCACGCTGGAGTCCGCCATCATGAACGCGCCGTTGAGCCGGTGCGCGGGATCGACGGAGTGTTCGAGCTCGACGATGCTCGGATACGTCCAGGTGGTCACCTGCGACGTACCATTGCTGGCCGTGAAGCCGACGGTCGCCGCGGTCACGATCCCGTTCGGCTGCCCGGAGCCGGTGCCCGTCGTGAAGTGCTCGTTCGTGATGCGGGCAATGCGCTCGCCGAGCATATCCCCGAGGACGGCCGCCACGTTGATGGCCGCGTCCTGGAGGAGCTGGACGGAGACGCGGATCATCTTGGAGCTGTAGAGGTAGCTGTTGAGGACGAGCTGGGCGAAGGTGACGTCCTGCTCGTTCGCGGCCGCGTTCTCCGCGATGATCTGCCCCTTCTGGCTGGTGTCGTTCGCCGTCGGCCACGGCAGATCGGCCCCCGTCTCGGTGCGGATCACGGTGCAGCGCTGGCGCATGCCGCCGAAGGTCAGCATCGCCCGCTCGAACGCCCGCATCAGCTCGTCGGGCACCGCGAAGCCGCCCGCCGAGCCGGTGCCCACGGCCTGCGCCCGGTACTCCCACTCCCGCTGGTCGTCGCCCCGGAGGCTGCGCATGGGCATGGTGGAGAGGGAGATCGCGAGGCTCTTCGAGGCGAGATTCACGCCGACGCGTTCGCACGCGCTCCGATCCTCGGCGCTTAGGGTGACGCCCGGGGCGGGGTAGAGGAGCCACGCCCGGAGGGCCCGAGCCATGTCGGCCTGGCCCTGGCGCAGGTAGCGCATCCCGGCCTGCGAGTTGCGGTCGCCGCGGCGCTCGTCGGCGGGAGCCCCGACGGGGTTGGGCGCGGTCTGGCGGGGCTGCACCTCCTCGATCTCTTCCGTACGCTTGGCCTGCGCCTCCAGCTTGTCGATGTGACGCTTGAGCGCGTCCATCTCGTCGTGGAGCCGCTGCCACTCCTGCTCTTCCTCTCCGGTCAGGATCTCCCGCTTGTCGTCGTGGGCCTTCTTCAGGATGGCGTCGGCCTGGAGATTGAGGGTGCGGCGCTTGTCCCGCAGCTCCTGAGTCGTCATCGGCGGTGTTCCTTCTGCCCGCCGTGGCTGCGGCCTCCGAAACGACAACGGGCGCCGCGCCATCGGCGAACCGTTGATGGTTCGTCCGACTACGCGGCGCCCGCTGATGAGGGGCGCGTCGCGAGGCGTCCCGCCGGTCAAGGACTCAGATGTGGCCCCCGCCCAGCGGAAACTACGACTGCTCGGGGTCGGACTCTACTCCAGCGCACCCCGTGGTGTCAACGTTTTCTCGCCGACCATGCGAGCCGGTCGGCGACCGTGACGGGGCGGCCAGGTCGAAACGAGCGAGCCGCCACCAGAGACCGCAGCGCCGCGTCAGTTTGCGGGTAGGCGGGAAAGGTCACGATGGAGACCTCCCGGACCAGCATGTCGAGGACCGTCCGGGTCGGGGGATTCGTCGACTCGTCCCATCGGTCATCGAGGGCTCGAAAGGCGAACGACATGCCTGTGACGTCGCGTCGGCGGACGGACTCGACGATGTCCTGCCTTGCCGCAGGCGGGTCGATCTCGACGGCCAGGCCGTGCGCGTCCTTCTCCACGCGGAGCGTGCCAGCGGTAAGCCGACCGAGCACCAGGTCGTCGTTGTGATTCACGAGGGCCCTCAAGTCCACGCGCTCCTTCAGCGTCCGGTCGACGGCCTCGGGGGCGATGATCTCGCGGAAGAACCCGAGGTCGAGCGATGGGCGGTTGAACACAATCGCGTAGCCGCGGAGCACCGGGGTCACGCCCCGCGCCTCCACGCGCAGGTCCCCGCCCTCACACGCGCGGATCTCGACGTCAGGCGGCGCCACGGCCGAACCTCCGTCGGGCGGACTGTCGCTCCGACTCCACGAGCGGGTGGTCCACGGGGTCGGGCGCCGCCGACATCGGTACGCTGTCGCTGGAGACCTCGGCCGGATGCGCCCCGTGCCCGCGCTCGCTGCCGTCAGCAAGGATCTCCACGATCTGGCCACACGTCACGCACGGCCTTCGGTCAACGAGCTGTCGGCCCATAGATCACCCCCATCAGGTCCGCAGTTTTTGCTTCCGCGCGCCCGTTCTCCCACCGTCGCACCAGGTCGGGCAGCGTCCCCGAGGTGAGGGCGGCGAGACACTCCGTCCTGGCGTCGGCGGCCCACGCCTCGATGGCATCGCCGATCGGAGCCGCCGACAATCCCGTCTCCCGGGTGAGCCACGGGCGGAGGTCCTCCATCGCGTCGCCGTGAAAGCGGGCGCGGAAGGCCTCGATGCGCTCGTCCGCGCGGGCTGGCTCGGCCACGAGCTTCCTCGCGTGGGCGATCTCCCGGCGGACCAGGCGACCAACCAGCATGGCGACCGTCGCGTGTTGCCACTCGTGGAGACGCCGCGTCACGTCCTGGGCAGCGGCAAGGTCTCCGCGGACCGAGGCCATCTCCGCGGAGACCGCGCCGGCCACGCGGGCCACGATCGCCTCCGTCTCGTCGGGCGCGGGGGGCGCGGCGGCCCGAATCGTCTCCAGGGCTGGCGTCAAGGCGTCCACCGTGGCCCGCGCGATCGCGGCCGTATCGACCCGGCCAGCCTCGAGCGCGCCGCGCACCGACTCCAAGACTTCGCGCAATTCGCCAAGGGCAGGATCGGGTGGCGGCGGGAGTGCCGGCTGTGGAGCGGGCAGGGCCTCCACCACCTCGGCCACCACGGCGGTCACGATGGCGCGGACCCGATCGCCGCGGCCGGCATCGTCCTCGGGCGCGGCCGGCTGCGGCGGAGGCGGAGCGGCCGGAGTCGGCGCAGGCTCGCGGGGTCGGACCTGCGCGTCGATGATCTCGTCAATCCGATCCAGCGGCACCATCGCGCCCTGGAGGAACGCGCGAGCGCCGAGTCCGTCCGGCAGGGGATTCAGCCCCTCGAACGCGCGGATCTCGTCCAGGGTGTACAGGCCATTGGTGACCATCGTGGCGTAGTGCGCGGTCTGGGCCGCCGTGTCGCCGCGGAGGCGCCCCTTCACCTGGAACTCGAATTTCTGGAGTCCCTTCTCCAGCGGACGCACGAGCTTGAGCGTCAGCTCTTCCTCGATCCGCTTCAGCCAGGGCTCCAGGGTGTCGGTGACGAACTCGATCGACTGCTGCTCGATGTTGTTGTTCGTCGAGCGCTCCAGGTCCTTGATCTTGTGCGGCGGGATGTTGAACCACCGCGCGATTTCCTCCGTCTGGAAGCGCCGGGTCTCCAGGAACTGTGCGTCGTCGGGCGGGATCGTGATCTTTTCGACCTTGATGCCCTCCTCCAGCACCATGATCGAGAACGCATTGTCGCCCCCGACCGCTTCTTTGACCGAGTCCTTGAACCGCTTCTGCTGCTCCTGTCCCATTTCCCCCGGGTGTTGCGCGACGAACGACGCGTGCGCCCCGGCGCCGAAGAATTGCGCGCCGTACTTCTCGGCGGCGGCTGTCAATCCGAGGGACTGGCGGGCCATCACGCGAATCACGGAGTAGCCCTGGACGCCATCGAAGCCGAGTCCGCGGAAGTGCAGCAGATGGTCCGGCGCGAGGTCGGCATCGGGCTGGGTGCCGTTGGTGATGCGATACCGGAGCGCGCCCGTCCGGTCCTGATACGGCGTCACGCGGTCCGGGGTGATCGGCCAGAGCGCTCGCGCGCGTCCCCCGCCGTCGAGCTGGATCTCCGCGTAGGCGTTCCCCCACAGCAGCATGTGGTGCGTGATCACCTCACGGAAGGTGAACGTGCCCATCTGCGGGTTGGGCTGGGCGTGGAGCAGGTGATAGAGCGGGTGGGTGACGTACTGCTCTTTGCCGCCGGGGATGCGGCGGTAGAAAAATAGCGGCAGGGATGCCACGGCACCCGAGATCATCGTCACCGCCGCCCACACCGCGGCGAGGGTGAGCGCGGTCTGCTCGGTGACGCTCACACCCGCATAGGTCGGCTTCCCGCCCATGATGCCAGAGAGCGCCTTGTCGCCGGCGCCGAAGGGGCCGAGCCAGTAGGAGCGACGCTCCGGGGCCAGCCAGGGGGCCAGCATCGCGTCAAGAAGAGCCATTGCCTACCTCGCTCGGCGCCAGAAGGATGCGATCAGGAGCAGGAGCCCCACCACGACCATCGCGGCTGGCAGCGAATAGATGCCGGTCCCGGTCGCCACCAGGGCCGCGCCGAGTAGGGCCGCGGCTGACTCCGCGCGGCTAGGCATAGATCACCCCGCGCGTGTCGTACACGCTGCGCGGGGTCGCCTGCCGACCCGCCCGGTCGATCGCCATGATCAGCGCCACGATCCCGTCAATTTTCTCGCTCGCCTTCTCCCGGTCGGGCTTGAGATTGCCGGCCGCGTCCTGCCGCACGGCCAGGTTGGAGAACATCCAGCGCAGCACCGGGTGGCCGCCGTGGGCGATGCGCCGCTCGAGGAGGAGCCGCTCCAGGTCCTTCGTCGGCGCGCTCATCGACGCGAAGCCCTGACCGACTTCCACCATCGCGATCCCGTCGCCCTGCAGTTGCGTCGAGAGCTGGGTGGCGCCCCAGCGGTCATACCCGATCTCGCGGATGCGCACCCGCTGGGTGAGCGCGGTGATCTCGCGGCGGATGACGTCGTAGTCGATCGCATCGCCCGGCGTCGCCGTGATGAGCCCCCGCGCGGCCCACTGAGCGAGGAGATCCCGGATGCGCGGCTCTCGCCGCTGCGCGTGATCGAGGCGGGCGCGCGGGATCCAGAAGCGCGGGATCACGGTGTACGAGCGCGCCTCGTCGCCCTCCGAGGGGAACACCAGGGTGAGCGCGGCGATGTCCGTCGTCGAGGCCAGGTCGAGGCCCCCGTAGCAATCGCGGCCGGCGAGCGTCTCGATGTCCGCGGGCCCGTCGCACGCATCCCACGTGGCGACGGGGAGCCACCGGTCCGATTGCTCCGTCCAGAGGTTCAGGTGCAGCCGCTTGAAGGCGTTCTCGTAGGCCGGCATCGACTGCGCGCGACGGCACTCCTGGGCGAGGTAGTCGGCCTTGATCGTGACGCCGTAGCCGGGATTCGCCCGCTTCCACACCGCGCGACTCGTCCAGTCGTCCTCGAGCTCGGCAGCATAGATCACCGGGAGGTAGGACGGGTCGTCGACGACGCCATCGCGGACCTTGAGCGCCATCTCGTGCTCGGCCCAGCAGACGCTCGTGCGATCGAAGCCGGCCGTGGTGATCATGAAGAGCAGAGGCTGACGGCGGGCGCCGAAGCTGGTCCGCAGCACGTCGAGCAATTCGCCGCTCTCGTGCGCGTGCAGCTCGTCGACAATGGCGCCCGACAGGTTCAAGCCGTGCTTACTATACGCCTCGCTGCTGATCACGCGGTAGGTACATTCGGTCCCGTCGGGCCCGGTCGTCACCAGTTCCCGCCGGTAGATGCGCGTCCGGGCGGCCAGCTCGGGCGACGCCTCGACCATGTTGCGCGCGATGTCGAACGTCACGTGCGCCTGCTGCCGGTCCGCGGCGGCCGAGATGATCTCGGCGCCAGGCTCGCGGTCGGCGTAGAGCAGGTACAGCGCTAGGCCCGCCGCGAGGGTCGACTTCGCGTTCTTCCGTGGAACCTCGACGTAGGCCGTGCGGTAGCGCCGTCGCCCATCCAGACGCGCGTTGAACAGAGGCCGCACGATGTCGCGCTTCTGCCAGGCGGCCAATTCAAGCGGCTGGCCCGCCCATTCGCCCTTCACGTGACGCAAGTGTCGGCGAAAGAACTCCTCGACGCGGCCCGCCGGCGTCCTGGCCGTGAGCGGCGGGAGTGCCGCGGTGGAGGCTTCAGGCTTCGGGCCGGCCTTGATCATGATTCAGCGCAGTGTAATCCCGCGCGCAGGCACCGCGCGGTCTTCTCCTTGCATCATTCAAGGATTTCACCCGCCCCTCCCCCATCCGCTCTCCCTCCGCGCCGTCTCCACGCTGTGATGCCGATGGCACAGTCCGCGCGCATTGTCCGGCGTGTCGTCCTCGGGCCCGCGGCGCGTGCGCAGGTGGGCGACGTCGCGGCTCGGGCTCGTGCACACTGTCGCGCGATCAGTCGGCAGCGTCCCCCATCGGCAGATCGGATCTCTCGCCAGCACGATCCTTCGCACCTGCTGCCACCGTGATCCCTCGTCACTCCGGTAGCCGCGCTTCACCGCGCTCGGCCTGGTGCGATCGTACTGCCGGCTGTGCACCGGACACGGCTGCACGTGGGGGCAGTATGGCCTCGGGCAGGCTCGGGGTGGTCGCGTGGGCATCACGGCCCCTCGCTGGGAGGGCGACCCGGTGGCTGGATCGCGCGCGACACAGGCGGCCAGTCCTTGCGGTGGCCGCAGACTGGGCAGGCAGCGGTGTGACTCTCGTACAGTCGCAGAGAGGCAGCCGCCTTGGCGCGCCGGACCGACACGCCCAGAATAGCCATCACGATCAAGAGTACGACGGCGCAGGCGATGTGCTCCACCCCAGCCCCACCGCGCCAGACCAGATCGATCACGGCGCGCCCCGCCCGATCCGCGCGAGCCGCCGATCCAGCTCGGCGCGGGGCTCGCTATCCCCGCGCATCGACGCCTCCGCCGACATGCATCCGCGCCACCAGCCGCTCCATCCGCTCGGCGATGTTCGGCCCTCCCGAAAAAGCGTAGCGCCTATAGAGAGACAGAAGTGCCACGCTTTCTGGCTGGTGTCGTTGAACCAGCCAGAGACAGAAAGCCGTGGCATGGTGCCACGCTTTATTCTCCGAGCCTGCTACGCTTTTCATCTATGCGAATCCACAGCGCTTTTTTGCCTCTTCCGCTCAAACCATCGTCGACGCGGTCCACGATGCCACGCTTTTCCAGCCGAGCCAGTGCGGACCGCACAACTGGCTCCGAAACCCCCAAACTCTCCGAGAGCGATGCCACGCTTTTCTCGCCCTCGTCCAGAGCGCCCAGGATGCGGTCCGGGATGGGGGCATGGGCGAGGTCGGGCTGGGCCGCATAGAGCACCACTCCGCCGCCGGCGGGGAACTCCCACCTGATGGCGGATGGAGGCAACTCCCGGCCATCATTGCTCTTTCGGTGGTAATAGGTCACGAGTTGGGCGTGCTCACCATCCGGCTCGGATCGTGCTTCGATGGCGGATCGGGCCGTGTTGCGAATGAACACGGACCCGTAGGGGCGCCCTGGGCCGTTGGGCGAGGTGGCCGTGACCGCGTTGACGTGGGCCAGGACCAACTTGGTGCCCGGGAGACTCGACAGGGCGCCCAGGGTGCGGAGGTTGGCGACGGCCGTCTCGGGCTCATCCCCGCACGCCATGCCGAGGGAGTCCACGATGAGGAGATCGACCCCGAGCCGAGCCACCTCGCCGGCGAGATGCTGGGCCGCCGTGTGCAGCGGGCGGCCTTTGAGGCCCAGGTAGTGCAATCCCTCGGGCGCCTCGATCTGGAGGCCCTGGAGGAGACGCCAGAGCCGCCGGGCGTGCGTCCGGCGATCGGTCTCCCAATCGAGGTAGAGGGCGGACTGGCAGCGCCGGACACACCATCGAGCGGAGCTCACCAGGGGTTCGTTGCGCAGGGCAGCCACGGCCAGGGCCAGCGCGAAGTAGCTCTTGAGCGATCCGCCGTCGGCATACAGGACCGTGATCTGATCGAGTGGGATGAGCCCCTCAATCAGGGAGTCTCCCGGCATGGGGGCCTCGGGCCGGAGTGACTCGGCTGGCTCTCCCGTCGACACCGCCTCGTAGATCGCGTGGCACGCGTCGTCCAGGATGTCCGACCAGCGGTGCCCGTCCCATCGTGCGGCCAAGGTCTTGGCCAGGGCGGCGCGGGTCCGGGAGGAGAGGAGCGCCAGTCGGTCGACATGGGGCCGGCCCCCGAGGGCCATGTCCAGCGCCTCCACGATGGCCGTGGGACCGTCGTGGTGGGGCGTGAGGGAGCGGAACCGAAGGCTGGCCTGACCGGCCATCACGCGGTACTCGTCGCCGACTCGGGTAATGGAGAGCGCCGTGCTCACGCGTCGGGATGGTCAATGGTGTCCAGCAGGCACAACTCGTGCTCCAAGGCGGAGGCAGTGGCCAGCATGGCCCACGCGGCAGGGTCATCCGGCCCGAGCCGTTCGGCCGCCGCGTGCAGATCGGCGATGCGCCCCCGCCACGCGCGGAGCTCGATCAGCTCCGGGGTCCACCAGCCCTGCCGGGCGGCCATCTCCAGGGCAAGGCGGTGTGCCGCCTCCCACTCGTCGACTGGCGGCGCCACGTAGGGCGGGGCCCCGGGGAAGGATCCGAGCCCGAGCGCCGCGAGCACCTCGGGGTATCGGTGGCCGAGCGAGCGGCAGATCACCAGCGGGAGGCCATCGCCGGCGCGCCGGATGTCGAGCGAGGGTCGGCGGTCCCCGGACGCGTGGCCCGGACAGGGACACCGCGCGATCCAGTGGCCGGGCTCCAGGGCGCGATGCTGGAGACGGGAGAGGATGTCGTCGAGCACCCCTATCCCACCCGAACCCCGGTCCGACCCCGCGCGCGCCGGAGCCCGCCGAGCCAGGCGACCAGGCGGCCCCACGCCGACTCGTCGACGGGCACGACCAGGCGGTAGAGCACCCCGGCATCCTGCGCGCCACAGCGAAAGCAATAGGGCCGGTCCGGCTGGCCCCTGGAGACGACTCCGAGACACGGCTGCCCCTCCCGGGGACGGGCGCACAGCTCGACGGTCGCGGGGAGGCTCACGCCGTCTCCTCCTCGCCCTCGGCCGCCGCGGCCAGGGCCCGCCGCATGAGCGCCCCGCCGAGGATCAGGTCCATGAACCACACCTGGTCCACCTTGCTCAGCGGGAAGAGCAGCGGGTGCGCCTGGAGGAACCGGAGAATCCCCGCGTCGGTGACGTACCACCCATCGCGGGTCTCGTCGCTGGAGAGTCCGCGCCGCCGCGCATCGAGCTTGCCGTCGACGATCCACCGCCGGATGACCTTGTGGTCGACCCCGAAGCACGCCACCAGCTCCCGCAGCGTGTAGCCCTCGCGCCAGCGCCGGCTGATCCGCATCCGCTTGAGCTTGAGCACCGTCGCCGTCAGGCCGCGGCCGAGCTGCCTGGCCATCCACCGGACATGCCGCGATCCCGCATGCTCGAGGAGGAAGGCCTCTTCCTCCGGCGTCCACGCCCGGCGCTCAATGGGCGCACGCGTCAGCCCCAGCTCCTGGGCGCGCCGCGTGATCGCCCAGTCCGGCCAGCCGATGATCCGGGCCAGGGCTCGAGCCTGGCACCGCCCCTCGACGTAGTAGCGCTCCCGGAGCACCTGGTCCCGCTCGGGCGTCCAGACGTAGAGCCGCCGCTTGCCCCGATGGCGCCAGCGGCACTGCGCGCAGTAGCGGCCGGCGACGGTGCGGAAGGTGACGGGCGACTCGCAGTCGGCGCAGGGACGGGTCACAGCATCCCCTCCAGCTCGCGCTGGTATATCGTCATCCGCTCCGCCGTCGCCCGCATCCTCACGGCGTCCTCGTCACGCGCGCCAGGTCCGCCAATGTCACGGTGGTACACGTCAGGCTCCACAGCTTGCGCTTCCCCCGCGGGCCGCGCAGGGCCCAGCCGTGCACCTCGATGCGCCCGCCGGCCTGGAGCCAGACGCGCGCCTTCTCGGCGACGGGCGGACTCGTGATCTTCGCCAGGCGCCTGCTCTGATCCCCGACGGTGCACGCCTGAACGAGGAGCATGGGCCCCTTGAGAAATGCCGCGTCGCGAGGGTGCAGCACCGCCTCGCGCACCGCGAGAATGTCCCCAAACCCATAGAGGTCTTGGCGGACCCGCGCCCCGGGGTTGAATCGCTCCACCACCTGGGCCATGTAGCCCAGCGCGCGGAGATGTCGGAGGGACCTCGACGTCGGACTCACCGCGCCTCCTCCAGGCACGCCGAGATGGCTCGATCGAGCACCGCGCGGTACGTGTCCGGTGCCGCGGCCCGCGGCGTCACGGCGCACCAGTCGACACCAGGGGCATTGAGCGCGGCGAGCGCCACCAGGCCATCGCGGCGCGACGACAGCGACAGCACGCGCAGCCCGGTGGCCTCGTGGCTGATGATCCACGGAGGGCCCAACCATGGCGATTCGTGGAGCGCCAGTCCGCCGAGGGCCGCGACGACGGGGACGGTCGGCGCCGTCAGGCCCGGGCGGGCGGCGAGGGTGAGCGTGGCCATCACCCCCTCCGTGCCTCGGCGAACTGCCGGAGGATCTCCCGGGCCATGTGCCGCGCCATGTGGGCCACGACCTGATCCCGCGTCGGCTGCTTGCCCGCGAGGACGTCGCCGGGCGTGATCGGCGGGAACACGTCCTCGGGGTAGGCGTCGAGCCACCGCTGGACAATGGCCTCGGCCTCCTGCCACGCGCGGCCCCAGGTGCGGTCCGTGAGTACCATCATGCCCTCTTGAACGATGAGGATCGGGGTGTAAAGCCTGCGAGCGCGACGATCTCCTTCCAGTCGGCCACCGTGAGTTTTCTCTCCTGTCGCGCCATGCACCGCGCGATCATCGGGACGGCGTTCATGCTCGCACCGATGTCCGGCCGCGATCCCACACACGGATGCCCGGGATGCTCGTCCGCCCCTTCAGCGCGCGCACCACCTTGCCGATGGCGACGCGATCCACCACGAGGTAGTCTCGCGGCACCGCCCCCTCGTCCACGACCTCAAAAGTCCAGTCCTCGGAGACGGTCACGCCGGCCACCTTCGGCGCGGGCGGCACGTACACGGGCGGGGTGAAGACCGGCCGGGCGGTCACAGGATCGACCACGACCGGCGCCGCGATGATCTGCTCGGCGGCCCGCGCATCCCCACGGGCTTCGGCGTCCGCCGCCTCGGACAAGCGCCACTCCTCCTCCTCCCGGATGCGACGCGCCGTCTCGGCCGCCACGCGCTCGCGCTCCCGGCGCTCGGCCTCCTCCCTCTCGCGCCGCGCCCGCTCCTCAGCCTCGCGCCGGAGCCGATCCTGCTCGCGCACGTAGCCGCTGATGCGGCCCTTGATGAGCGCCTCGGCCTTGACGGCGTGGGCCTTGAGCCCGTCGCGGCGCGCCACGGCGGTCTTGTGTGCGGCGTGCGCGGCGGCCACGACGGGGCCCATAAAGGCCTCGACCTCGGCGAGATACGCTTTGACGAGCTGCGCGAAGCCGGCCGCCTCCTCGAGGCTGGCCTGGTCAATCACCTGGATCGCCTCGGCGCGGGCCATCAGCGCCGCGCCCGAGGACTCCAAGGCTGAAGTCTCCGCTACTGCCGGCAGGATGGTGCTCATGCGGCCCGTAACTCCTCGCGCGCGGCATAGACGGTGACCGCGGCCAGGAACACATGCCCCGCGCTCCGCGCGTCCACCTCGCGCAGCCGATAGGTCCCGTCGCTGCGGAGTTGCACCACCGCGGCGACCTCGATCCGCTCGGTCGGCCGTTCCGCCTCTAGGGCCAGGAGATAGCCGGCGAGCTGGTAGGTCGCCGCGAGCAGATCGCCCGGCCGCAGCGCATCCATGCACTTCCAGTCGATCAGCGCACGCTTGCCGAGGATGTAGCCCGTCCAGTCCGGGTGACCGACGTAGCGCCACTGCGGATGCGCGACGCGAAACTCCAGCCGCTCGGCCTGGGCCCCGGACTCGCGTGCAAACGCGCGGGACGCCTCCAGATAGGGCCGCCAGTCCCCGGGGAGCGGATCGTTGATCTCGTACCCGAGATGCGCCGCCTCGATGGCCTCGTGTACGGCCTGGCCCCGGAGGCGCGCCACCTCCAGGATGGCCGGCGGCACGGCGCTGTAGTCCGGGCCGAGCCCCACCGCGGCAAGGATGGTCGTGACGCTGGGCCAGGTCTCAGCCACGCGGCGCCGTCCCGGCCCGCAGCGCCTCGACGATGGCCTCATAGCGCGCCCGCGGAATGTCGGCCACTTGGCCGGACTCGATACCCTCGCGGATCAGGTAGCCCGCGACCTCCTCATCCTTCCACCCGGCGCCCCGGGCGATGGCCCACGCGCGCTTGCCCTGGTTCTCCGAGATCGCGCCGGCCGCGCTCTGCTGGTGGTGCGGGCCGTTGGCCTCCGGGGCCGCCTTCTCCGGGCCCGCCGCCGCGTCAGGATCATCCTCGGGCGCCATGCCGACGATGCCCAGGAGCGAATACCGCTTGGCGTAGGTCGTCGCGATCCCCACGCGCTGCGCCGGGTTGGCGCCGGTCTCCGGGTCCGTCGCGATGATCGGCATGGCGATCTCGCCCGACTCCTCGTAGTGCCCGAGGGTGTGGGAGATCCGGCAGGAGACCACGACGCGATGCTCCTCCATCCGCTGGCGCCACGAGACGGACAGTCCGAGGGGCCCCATGACGGGCTGGATCACCCCGAGGATCTCGTCGAGCGGCGCGTAGCTGTAGCTGTAGCTCCCGCCGGCCCGCATGCGGATACTGGCGCGCTTCGTCCTGCGAATGGACGGGCACGCGGCCTGAAACTGCGCCATCGCCTCATGCCAGGCGTCGCGGGCGAGCTGGGCCCGCATGTCCTTGGCGAGCGCGACAAGCCGCTCCATCGTCTCGATGCCCGCCCCCGCGTCGATGGCCTTCGCGATGAGCTCCGACGGGTCCAGGCGCATCAGCGCCGTGTCGCTCGGCCGGATCGCCACCGCCTCGCTCATGCCGTCTCCCTCCACCCGGGATGCCATCGCAGCTCCTCCCGCCACCGCGCCGCCACAGGCTCGTGCCCCTCGGGTGTTTCGTCGGTCAGCTCCTCGGGCTGGAGTCGCGCGAGGAACTCGCCGACGTGCTCATTCCGCAGCGCCAGCGGATCGGTGGTCATCGCGCGCCCGTCGAGGGCCACGCGCAGGTGCGTATGGCCGCCGAGGGTCTTACTCGTCACGCTGATTCTCATCTCTCCTCCTCCGCGTGCTCCACGAATGCCGCCGCTACCAGGTGCGCGTGCTTGTTGCCGTCCCAGCGCACCAGCACGCACTGCTCGCCCTCGACCTGATCGCGGCACACCGTCCCGAGGCGTTCCGCGTGATGGCTCGCGTGGGCCGCCTGCCCCTCTAGGCTCAACTGCACGCGGGCGCCGAACTGAAGGGTCCGCCTCATGTCCTCCCCCACTCCTGCTCCGGTGCGATGTACTCGTCCACGCGCTTGAGGCTGCCGGGCTCCCACTCGTCATCGACGAGCCAGGCGTCCACAATCTCGGCCAAGCCAATCGCGTCGAGCCGCTCCCAGACCGCGTCAATCAAGGCCCGCGCCTCATCCTCCCGCCGCTGGGCATCCTCGCGGTCCTGCTCCTCGACGGGGTCGGGGTCACGGCGCCGGGGCATCGGCCGTCGTCCATCCCCACACCAGCGGCGCCTTGCCTCGCCGGTCGTAGGCGCGCAGATGGAGCGCGCAGAGCGCCTTCCCGGCGCGGCGGTGGCGCCCCGCGCTGGGGCAGGCGTCGTCCTCGATCACTTGCAGGGCCCTGATCGAGCCGGACTTGGTGACGATGCGGGCCGCGCAGCGGGGCGTAGGCGCCTCGGGCTTCACGACGCTCATCGCTCCTCCTGATCCACCGGGCCCCGGGGCTCGTACTCACCACACCAGTCGGAGTACGCCACGGTGGGCCACGTTGACTCCGGTCCGGTGGGCGCTCGACGGTGGCAGCGCCCGTCAGCGAAACTTAGGCTGAGGTCGCGGCGAAAGAATCGACATGACTTGCAGCAGCAGTCGTCCATCACTTGCACTCCTGATCCACCGGCCCGACCTCGGGCATCGGCGCGGGGAACCACTCGGGCAACTCCCACCGCTCCCACTCGGCCAGGTCCCACAACGGCGCGCACTCTCGGCGTAACGCGGCGATGCTCGCGTCCTGATCCTCCCGCCGCCGCGCATCCTCCAGGGCGTCGAGGGCCAGGTCGATGGCGTCGATGCGGGCCGGCCGGCGGCTCACGCGGGCACCTCCTCTTGGATTGCCTTGAGCCTCGCCAGCCCGTCCGCCTGGAGGCCAGCATCCATCCGCGCCAGCTCGCCCCACGTCTCGACACCCCACGCGCGCACGATGAGCGCATTGATCGCGGCGCGGTCCGCCGGCGAGCGCCCCGGCACGCGCCGGCGGAGCTCGCCCTGGATCTCGGCGATCAGCGCGGCGGCCGGGCTGGCGGCTGGTGTCGGAGTCACGGGCGCCGTGGCCTCGGCGGCCCGGTCCGCGCCGCCCTTCGCCCACTCGGCGAGTCGGCGGCCCGTCTCCTCGTCGATGGGCCCCCCCTCCGGGAACATGGCCCGGTGCTGCTCCTGCAACTTGATCGGGGTCGGCACGCCCGGCCGGTCCGGCGTCAGGATGAACGACGCAGTGAGCTCGAAGGGAAACGCCTTGTCGCAGATCGGAATCCATCCC